TTAATTTACTGTTAATAAATATTGATAATATATTAGAAAGCATAGTTTACTCCATACTTATGTTTGACTACCATGTTGTTACCTTCTAGGATCTGTTTAATCTTTTTTAGCAAAGTTTTACCATCTTCTTGAGAAAAATCAAACAAGAAAGAATCGTAGGTAATTAGTATCAATTTTGTCTTCTTTTTACTAAGAAGTTTGTTTACCTCTAAGATCTTGTATATGTTTTCTTTTGTCTCTAGATTCTGGACAATATAGTTAAACAATTTTAATTTATTCATTCCTGGTAGCTTCTTTAATATTCTGCCAGTAGGTAAAATTAAAGCTTTGTGAGCATTGTATTTCTTCCACTCCTGTTCTATAAATTGGTCCAATGCCTTAAAGAACTCTATATGTTGGTATTGCTGTTCTATACCACCATAAAGCTGCTTAAATGTAATAGCCTTTGATTCTTTATACTGTTCATCTGTAAGCTCGGTGGTATTGAAATATGCGCGTCCCAGGTAGTTATGCATAGACTCTTTAGGGGGCTCGAATCCTATAAGGCCAGATATTAATCTTAAATGATATGCATCAAAGTCAAATTCTACCAAATAGTCATTTTTAGGTACAAAACACTCTCTGAAGTCTTTATCTTTAGGTATTGCTAAAAAGTTAACACTGTTGAAAGAGTTAGTGGGTCTAGCTGTTAAATTATAAAGATTATAGTAAGAATATATTGTGTCTCCTAAAAGTGAATATTCTTTATGTTGGAATTGGTACTTTTTATTTAAGCAACTAAGATCAACTTTTATTCCAGCTTGCTCAACAGTTTTATACGCATCAACCAGTTTGTCTTGAAGTTCAATGTCCATTTCAAGTTCAAAGTAGTCTTTTACCATTTGATATAAACATTCGCATCTCTCGTAATGTTTAGAAATAGGAATTATTTCATTTATAGTAGGTAAAATAGGATGCTTAATATAAAAATCTCTATGTACTGGCGTATTGCATTCAAAAGAACTATATTCATTATTTTTATCTAAACAGATAAATTGTACATCAATAGAATTAGATAGATCTAAAAAATAAGAGTGCATTTTCTTATCAAGAAGATAAATCTTATTGTGCTTTTGTAAGAACTCTTCAACTAATTTAAGATCTAAACTAAATCCTTCAGAGTGATTAATTACAAATATGTATCCTTTACTAGAATTATTGTAATAAATTAAACTTACTCTAGCTAACTTTGGATGATAATAATCATTTGAAGTAACTACTTGAATAAATGCCTGATCAGACATTTCTAGACGACTCAACTGCTCTTTATCTTCAATGATGAAATACATAACCTGTTATTAACTACTAATATATAAAAACTATTTGTATGTGGAACAGTTTATTTACATAGTAGGTCTTGCAAATTTTGTATAATCACCTCCAATAAATTCTACTATACCTAAAAAGTTTTTATTTGCAGCTTCTGTAAGTCTTTTATTTGTTTCAATAATACCTGGTATTATATTATATTGTGACTTTCTTGTATTATTTAAAGGGCCTGTTAATTTCCAGAGTATAGTAGTTACTTGATATAATCTAATATCATAGTCAGTTTCTCCATTTACTATATCATTATATTCTTCTCTAGATATTTCAATTATGTATCCTTTTTGATTTTCTTTTTTTGTAAAGTATCTAGTAATATAACCTCTAGTATAATCTTCTTCTGAAGGAGCAGGGAAAAAAGATACTGGTTGGCCTTGAGCTCTACTAGAAACTATATTTGTTTTTAATGCTAATTCTTGTTTAAGTTTAAAAGGTAATAAAACATCATTAAATCCAGAAGCTTTTTCAACTATAAGTTGTCTAGTTAGTTTTTCATTAGGACCTGTTTGAGGATCTGGTCCTGAATAAAATTCTCCATCTATTGTTTCATAGTATTTTCCTATATATGGTCTTCCATTTAAATAAAAATCTGCTCCATTTGTATTTAGATTAGGTATTATAGCATATGATGGATAATATCTTAACATAATATAAATTTTAAACTATTTGAACTCCTACTAGTTTAGCAATTTTTATACCTCCATCTCTCATTAATTCAAAAGAATTTTGATCTGTATTTGGATAGAATATTCTGGTATTTAATCTTAAATTAATAAACAGTTTAAGTAGTTCATCAGTATTTCTTTGTCCTTGATTAAATGCATTAGTTATTTGTTTTGAAAATTCTTGAAAATATCCACCACCATTCCATGACGCATAAATAAAATTAAAATATAATCTTCCATCAGTTTTTATTAAATCTTGTAGATCTTTATTTGGTATATATGAATTAAATAAATTTTCAAAATGTGGTTTCATAACTTGTACAGCTGCATTTAAAATTTGTGTTTTTAAAGGATCTTGAGGAATAAAATTATGTTTCCAAGTACGTGCTGCATTAGCATCGTCTATTAATTTCCAAAACGCTACTCCGGCAGGAGTTGTATTTATTCTACCTCCTTTGTCTCTATCTATACCAAACATGGTTTCTCCTGATGCTCCCATTCTAGATCTATATTTTTCGTCAAGCCTTCCATCTGTAAACATTATTGGATTATAATAACCTCCTTCTAAATTTGCAATTACTTGTTTTGTAACTTCTTCAAATGAATTTACGGTTTTAGTTACAGGACCTACCGTTATAACACCGGCTGTTAATCCTGAATCTACAAAAGTACCACCGCCACTTATAGAAATATTAGAGGCATTAATTCCAAATTGGCCTTTTCTTCCTTCTATTCTTTCAACCGTTCCTTTGAATTCTGTTTTATTTTTTAAAAATATCATATTAGCTCTAATAGAAGTATCCCATTGATTATTTTCTATTTTATGAGTTAGTCCAACTGTGACAAATCCTACATTACGCGTTCTATCTTTAGAAAAGCCCTGTGTTTTTCTTGCTGTATATGTATAAGGTAATAATTTATCTGGTATGCTGAATGCTTGTCCCATATTAAAACCAGATATTCCATCTGTTGTAAGATTAACAGACACTGGAATCATAAATGATGCTCTTGTTGGATAATCATCATTTTTTATAATTGCCATTTTATCTATATAATAGTTAGTAGCATGAGCTACGGTAGTTTGTGATGGATTGATTTTACTATAAAAATCAGATATTGTACTATTAAATTGAGCCGCAGAATTTTTTATTGACTCATTATTTTTTTTATCATCCTTACTGCCTGTAGGAGGAAGTTTATCTGTTATATATCTATCAATAAAATTTGTATTTATAAATCCAAAAGAGTCTCCATTAGTAGATAACGTAGCTTTATTAGGTATTGTAGAATTTGCCGATATTGCAAGCATATTAGATAACTTACTACTAATTTCTGATTTTATTTCTATAGATTTTGCTATCGAATATTTTCCTAGTAAAGGAAGTTCTGTTGTATTATCTTTATCTTTTGGAAGAGCTTCTAGTTCCTCTTCATTTCCAAGAGTCGGTAGTACTTGATCATCAACTATTTGATACGTATTTGCTTGATCATTGTAAGAAAGTCTGAACGCATTAAAATTACCTAAAGACTTATTTATATCAGTAAGTATTTGTTCTAAAAATGTTTTTAGATAAACAGCGTTACTTCCATCTTTATGACTATATTGTTGAACTAATTGAACTAAATAATCTATATTTAATAATATATTCATTAATTTACCTCTATACACATTTCCTATTTCTTTATTTGATTTACCAGATATAGGTTGCTCATCAAATTTAAGTTTAGGTAATTGACCACTTAAAAAATCTTGAGTTTCAGGATTAAATAAAGCAACAGGCTCTTTTAAACTTATAGATGATCCATTATCAGAAAGTATTTCTTTATCAAATAAAGTTTTAAAATCTTCAAAACCTCCTTCAAAAGGAATTAAGCATGTCCATGGATCTGTAGTTAAATGCTTACTATTAGTAAGACAGAAATTTAATTCTGGATTAAAGTCTATATAGATTAATGGTGTTTGAAATTGTGAATTTTTTTTTGTATCATAAATAGTACATGCGTGATTTAAAATCATTAATAATTGCCCCAATGTTATATATACAGGATGGTTAGTAACAGTTCCTTTTATAATTTCTTGATTAATTTGATAAGGAACTACATATGCTTTTAATAGTTCTTTAAAATTAACTGATTCTAAATCATTTATAAAAGCTTTATTTCCCATCAAACTAGTAGCAAATCCATATTTAGAATTTATTTTAAACCTAGTTTGAGGATCCATAGTTCCTACTTGTGTATATTCAGAATCATTTATATTTTCATTGAATACTAAATCATTAATAAAAGAAGAAAATATACCAGAAGAAAATATCTGATTTAAAAAGGGCTTTTTTGATTTATTGTTATTAACATCTATAGCATTAACTTTATCTTTAGGATCCCATAAATCTAATACATATGTAGTTTTACCTATATCTAAATCTGGAGATCCTGTTTTATTTATAGCTTTATTTAATGCATGGACTTGAATAGTTCTTAACATTATTTCTAATGAAGATTGGTAGTTAAGAGATTGCTTTATTTGTGTAGCTATCGCATTTATATCAGGTTTAGGAATTTCAGATTGAGTAGAAGGACTTGGTATTGGTGTTTGTACTTGATTTTGTAAATTTAATTTTTTTAAATATTCTTCTCTTTCAACTAAGTTATTTTGTTCAGTTGTAGATATATCTTTTATTATCGCTGTATCATTTGTTGAAATTTTAAATGTACCTTTTTCAACTTTAGCAATTTTATTTGTTTGTGGTGTTGAAGCAGGCACATCTCCACCCGATAGTGCACTTTCAACTTCATTTTGGTTATCTTTAACTTCTGTTCTATAACCAGTTATTTCATACTCGCCTCTAAAATCTACTCTAACTCCATTATTTTCTCCTTCATAAACAGATATTTTTAATTGATTATTTAGTGCAGTTCTAATAGCAGGAAGTATATAATCTTTAACTAAATCAAAACCTGCAGGAGTTTTTAAAACAACATCTACAAATTCAAATGTAATATATTTTTCAAGTTCTCCTATAGTTCCATTACTTTCTTTTCCTTTTGTTTTATAAGTAAATTTAAACTGTCTAGCATTTTTATCTCTTACAGATCCTATTGCATAAACTTTAGTTCCATTTGAAGTTTGTTCTAATACTAGATTAGATAAAAATTTTCCTATTTTATCATTATCAAAAAGAGTTAAATTACTTCTAACTGTATCTAATTGATCAATATCAATAAGTCCATTATAAGATACATTACTATCATATTTAACTACTTGTCCAATTCTTGTTATGTATATATATCTTTCATCATTTTTAGTTCTTACAACTGTATCAGGTTTAGGAAATTCTCCAGTAAATTCTTGAAATCTCTGTTTTTGATATGTAGTTGTATTTCCTTCTGTTACAGTTGCAGTAATAGTCGTTATTTTTTCTGGTGCTGATGGTTTTATTGTTAATACTGTACCTTTAATTTCTCCTGCTGCAGATAGATCTCTTAATGTTTGTTCTATTGTTTTTAATTTTCTATCTTGTACTGGCTCACTTCCTTGCGGGGGTTGGTTAGCAGCTGCTTCTCTAGCTAGTCTAGCTTGCTCTATTTCAATTAAAGTTTTATTCAACCTTAATATTTCTTCTTCTAATAAAGAAGGTAGAGTTCCTGAATTATTTATTTTTATTGAATCACCTAAATATCCTAAACCTAATAATTTTAAACTACAATCAAAACCACCATCTTGATTATAAGAAAAATTAAAATTAGTAACCATTCCTAACATTGCATCATAGTTACCTTCAGTATCTCTTGAATTTTGTGCTATTTTTATATTAATTTCTTCTTTAGTAAGCCCTTGTTGAAAAGGATCTATACTATATAATTCAGTAGATATTATTTTATCTGGAGTTTTATTTTTTGTACTATCAGGATTAGGATAGAAATATGTATGTCCCCATTCAAGAAACATGCTAAATCCTAATTTAAAATAAAGAGCATCAATTATATCTAATTGATCTTTATCCCAACATTTAAAATTAATTGTAGCTGCTCTTACAGATCCAAGCCTACCTTGAGTATCAATAGTAACGCTAGTAATACCAGGCATTGGTTTGTATCCAAAATCCTGTATTTCTTTATCTCCTAACATTCCATAAGCCCCACCTTTACCTAAACCAGATCTTAATTGATATGAATTTTTATCAAGATATCTAGAAGTACCTCCAAACAAAATAAAATTTTTTGCAAGACTAGTTGAATCTGTTACATATTCTTCACCTACTAGTCTTTTAAAATAAGTAAGATCTTCTTCTGATTGTATATCTATTGATGATACTAATCTTACCCATGCTGTCTTATTTGCTACAAATAAAATATTATCAGTATCTCTAGAATCTTGAGCAGTTTTTCTAGATCTAGTTTCTAACTGTTTTAATACCCATGCAGGTATTTGAGCACCTATTATATTTGATATTTTGTTATCTAATCCTTGGGCCATAACTATTTTAAAATATTTATTTGTTTATATTGATTAATCACACTTGATAAATCAGAAGGAATTCTTAATTGCATTCCTGGTTCTAAATATAAGGAATCACCTGATAAGGCATTTGCTGAGGCAATCACCCACCAAAAACTAGTATCTCCATAAAAATCAAAAGCTAAAAGATCTAATCTATCTCCTAATACCGATATAACATAACTATCATCATTAGATAGCGGTATATCTGGATAAATATTATTTGAATAATATCTTTCTCCAGTATTATCTTTTGTTATTTCTATATTTTGATATCTGTAGTTCATTATTCTATTGATTTAAAGACGGTGGTTGTCCAGGCTTAAATTGTTTAGGGAAATTAAGCTTAGGTTTAAATTGATCTAATTTAAGTATTTTATTAAGTGTTTCTTGAGGATCTAATCTTACTGGATTGGTATTTAATCTTTCTGTATTAACATATCTTGTACTAGTAGATATTTTTTGTCCTGGGTCTATGAAACTAATTTGGCTTTCAGGAGGTCCATATTTTACATTAGCTATTAAAGCAGGTATATTTGTAGAAGTAGTAGTAACTTCTTCAGATGTTCCACCAAAATTATTAGTTGCATTAACAACTGGTGTGGTTGTTTTAATAACATTAATACTAGCTCTTTTAGGAAGTATATCCATAATAGGTTTAAATGATATTGCTATATCTAAAACTTGTGGTAATTGAGCTATATCTCCAAGTTGACTTTTTTCTAAATTAATTTCCCAAGGATAATTATTATCAACAGTAACATTTACACTCTCTAAAAATCCTGGTACTCTATAAAGATAGTCTCCTATTGTAACTCTAATTACAGGTGCTCTCATAATTCCAGATTGAGGACTATAGTCTGGATAAACTTGACTTATTAAAGCATTTACTTTATTATATAAAGGTTTTAATTCTTTTCTAGATCCTGCAGCAACTCTAAATGAAAAACTTATAGTTCTATCAAAACCTTGATATGTATAAAAGTTTTCACCTCTACCCATATATTTAAAAGCATTTAATGCTGCAGAATTATTATCAGTTAATCCTGCTGTTAAAAATGCTCTAAAAAATAAAGCCATTGAAAGAGAAGTATTATCATTAGATATTCCTTCAAAAACAAATTTAATTAAATCGTCAGTTCCGGCTTCGCCTGTTTCCCAAGGTGCTTGGTTATTATTAAATACAAATAAAGGCGCAGAGTTCATTCTGTCTCTATAAACCCCAGGATCTACATAAAATCTAGTATCTATTTGATTAGTACCCCAAGGAGTATAACTACCAGCTAAATCAGGAAGTTGATCTCTAAAATCTTGTATATTAGTTGGCGTAAATAAATCTGTTCTTGTAGCATTTATACTCTGTGCTCTTAATTGATCATATACCATGGCTTTTTGAGAACCCATTTTAGTTCCTAATTTAGTAGTATCTACTGCTCTTTTTACTGTAGTTACACCTATACCATAAGTAGATCCAGGACCTCCCCAATATTGAAATATAAAATTTTTATTTAAGGATATTCCTAAATTATTTACTGTATTTATATTTTCTATTTCATTAGCACCTGCTATTTGCGGTAAATTACTACTCATTTTAAGATCATTCAAAATAAGTAGTCTATTATTTATACGTTGATTATCTATATTTTGAGCATTAACTATATCATAGTATTGTTTTTGAAAAGGATTAAATGGTAATAAACCATGTCTAATTGCATGCGCTCCTGTTCCAGAAGCTCCTACTTGTGCTAATGTATTTAATCCTTTATTATAAACTCTAGTATTTTCTAAAAGTCCAGGAAGTGTTGCTGATTGTCCAAAACCATACAATGTATTTCCTGTTTCTATTTTAGGATTAGATAGTTGTAATCCAATTTGTTTTTCTATAAAAGCTTTACCTCTAGGGGCATCTTCAAAGAACTTTCTAATTCTTGTTTTATCTATTTCACTAGATAAAGTAAAAGTTTGCGTTCCTATATTAAATTTAAGATCTCCACCACGAATAGGAAAATCTAAATTACCAGTAGATCCAGGTCTAAAAATAGGCTTAAAAATCCCTGTTGCATTAAGTACATCAGGAATAGCTGTTTGAATATAAGGTAGACCTGAAGAACCATATCCAGGTTGATCATTACCAAACCTTAGAGTTTTTAAATTAGTTTTTAAGTCTATTAGTGGCATTATATTATCTTTTATTATTGACCAGTATTCATTTGTCCTGGTGTATTATCTTGATTACCTTGTTTAGTTATGGTATTTACCATTACTTTTGCTGTTACAGGTTCAACAGTAATATTATTAGTATTATGTATAATAGGCGCTTTTACCATACTCATACTGTTATCTTCTTTTTTAGATGATGGTTCTGATTTTAATTTATCTTTAGCCGCACTTTCACTTACATTATTATTATTTTGTTGCATACCTCCCTCACCAAATGATCTTATTTGTTCACCCATAGTAATAGCTCCAGATTTTATACTATCTATAAACTCATCTGGTATTTGTCCAAAAGCAATATAATCAAGGCCTTCTAATATATAGTGGGCTGCGGTTCCTATAAATTCAACTGCGTCTGCAAAAAAACCTTTTATTTGTTGTAATATTTCTCTAACATGTTTAGGTTCAGAAATATAATCTATAAACGCTGTTATTTTATCTAATATTTTTGATTCCATTACAAAGCTTACAATAGATTCTTTTATTTTCTCTATCATCGCCGCTAACTTCTCTTGTGTAGAAGCATTTACCATACTTTGATAAGCTTGGTCGCCTATAGCTTCAGATAAAGCTTTTTCATTTCCATATCTTTCTAATCCTAATCTTAATTGTTCCCTAGCACTGTCACCTTGTTTTGCTCCTAACTTAGCAAGTAATTCTTGTTGTCTTAACATCTCTCCCATTTGATCTCTAGACATTCCAAATGCGGATGCTAAAGAATCAGCTTGAATACGATTAAGTTTTAAAAAGTCTTCTGTTGATCCAACTTGTTTAGTTATTTCTGCAGCTGCAGTTGCTAAATCATTATTTAAAAAAGCTTCTCTTGCTTTAGTTAAGTTAATTTCTTTTCCTGTTAATAATTGAGCTTCAAATTCTTTTGATATAGATGACTCAAAATCTAAAAATGAATCTGCTATAGAATCTAGTTGTTTTAATTCCATACCCATTGATTTAACAGTGAGTAAGGATTTAGTTAATTGAGCAGGATATTTTGCAAATTGTAAACCTAAATATCCGCTTTGTCCAGCAGCTTCTTTTAATATAGCTTGATATTGAAAACTTATACCCGTTGCTCTTTTTAATCCAACTACTTGTGCTAATACAGCATTAGTAGCATCTTGACCAGATATTTTTGAAGTCTCTGCTAATTTAGTTCTAGTATCTAGTTCTAAACCTGCAAATTCTTTTAATTTAATATTTTTTGCAAGAATTTGACCACCTAAATTATTTGTAACACCTAAACTAGTTGCTAATTCTGCTTGAGATTCAAGCATTTTTTCTGCAGTTATAAAAATGTCTCCATTTGTAAAAGACATCTCTCTATAAGACCTAGCTAAACCTCTTGCTGCATCAGCACTTAAATTTAGCTGCCTTCCTATTTTTACTGCATGATCATCTACACCTAACATTAAATCTAAAATAGCAGCAAAACCATCAACTAATCCACCTAATAAACCTCCTACAAATGGTATCTTTCTAGCTAAATCAGAAACATTACTAGCAAGGTCTCTAACAAGAGTTCCAGAATGCTTACTCATTCCGGCTAAATAGTTTCCTGCTTTTGCAGCACCATTACCTACCATATCAAGTCCTGCTTTCACTCCTTTATAGGCAAGTCCTACTGCTCCTAAAGCTGCACCATATTTAAATACAGGATCACTTTTAAAAGTATCGACTAATCCTCTTCCTAAACTCTTAATACCAGTTTTTGCAACACTAAATTTATCGTAGAATGTACCAGATTTTTTTCCTGATGCTAATGCTTCTGCAGCTAATTTTTTCTGCTGCTCAACCATATCTTTTTGAACTTGTTCAGCTATACCAAATTTATTAGCTAAAACTCCAACAAGTCCTCCAAGAATTCCGGCATTTTTTTGAGATCTTTTTTCAAATTCTTCTTGAGACTTTAATTTTTGATTATTAGATTCAAATAGTTCATTATTTTTCTTAGCTTGAACATAAGCTGCTTGCTCCAAGTTTAATCCTCGTTGCATAGTAGCAACTTCTATTTCTTTGTTTTTTACAGATTCTTCTGCTTGAGCTACAATATTTTTTGAATTAATATAATCTTGTTGATCTACACTAAATGACTGTTGTTGTAAAGCAATTTCATCTTTTAATTTACCTAATTTTTGTTCATTAAAAGCTAAATCTTTTTTTGCATTATTACCTTTTTTATCACGTAAAGTAGCAATATATTCTTCTAATTTTCTTTGATCTTCTAATTTATCAAAATACTTAGCTACAGATTTAAACTCCTCTTCTTTATTTGTTTTTAGTTTATTTTCTAATCCAAAAGATTCTGCTCTTTTTGATAAATAATCATCTTCTAAATTACTTCTTTCATCTAAAGCTTTTAAATATGCATCTGCAATTTTAATTTGTTCTGATTCTAAACCACCTAATTTTTTTGTAGCTTCATTAAGTTTTATTTTATTTATATTTTGCTTTATTAGGTTTTGGTTTATCTCATACTGAACCTGTTTTATATTAATAGTACTATTACTATAAGATTCTAATTTAGCAGCAATCGTGTCATGTTGTTTTATAGATTTTTGCAACTCTCTTACGGAGTCTCTTAAAATATCTCTATAATCACCTTCTAATCGGAGTTGCTCTTTTAGACTATCTAAAAGCTCTTTTCCTGTAGATCTAAGTTGGTTAGATCCTTGATTAGGTCCTTGTGCTCCAGGTGTATTTTGATTATCTGCCATTTATTAGTATTACCTACAAATAAATATTTACTTTTTATTTTTTACTTTGGAAACAAAAGATGGCTGATCTAACTTATTTTTTACGGCATCTGGGATTTTAAATTTATTCATATCAGTTTTTTCAGTAACTTTTTGGTTACTTTCGTCACGCATTTGTTCTATCTTTTCTAGATATTCTGATATCTTTTTAAGATTAAAGCGCCTTTTAGGAATATCCATATTCCAAACCTCAGAATAGGTAAATCCTCCACCACCGTGGTAAGTTAATTCAAAAACTTCTGTCATGAATGCGGACCTATAGTCCGCTCCCGGGAAAAAAGAAGTCTATTGTCATTGGTAAGTCTAAATCAATTTGACTACCATCCGACAATATAACTGTGGTATTCATTAAGATGTCAGGTGTTATAGATGATATATATTTACGAAGTTCAATAGAGTCCATAGAAAGCAAGTATCCTTGATCAATAAAGTCTCTAACTGTTTTAACTGAATAATCTCCATTAACTGCAACAATCTGATGTTTTAGTCTTGTTGAAATTACGCCTGCTTCCAAACCTAAATTCTTTTTTACACCTTTAATTTCTTCATCAATCTTTTTATCATCTGCTACAGTTAATACTTTAAATGTAACTGTATTTCCTGATTTAGGTAGTTTAAATTCAAATTCATTTTTATTATTAAACAAAGACAAATCTAATTCTTTATACTTAAGGTTTTGCAAATCAATAGTTAATTTTTCCTCTTCACCTGTATTAGGATTTTTATACATAAAAGAATAATCTTTTCCGTATGCTAATATCCTAGCAGCAATCAATAAGCCATTTCTGTCACCCAAGGTTAGGTCTTCGTAATTAATTGGTGATTTTATTAAGCTCTTGAGCATCTTCTCAATGGCGAGGCCCTGGCGCAACAGGTTAACGTTTGTGAGGATATCTTCCTCTTTAGCTGTCATATACTTCATCTCAACTTGACCAGATGATAGAGTATTTTCTTTAGGATAGATAAGACCTTTAGAAGGTAGGTCGATTAATTCTGTTGGTACTGTAAACTTTTGTTCAGACATAAAACGTATTTATTTATAAATATAAGAATAATTAATTTTATAAAATAAAAAAAGCCTCTAGTGATAGAGGCCTTTCTTTTAAGTATATTATTATATCAGTAATTTAAAACACAGTAATCCATTCCGATAGATAAAGTCAATTCAGTTGGATCAGATGTTGACCAGTCATAGTTTCCAAAAGTAGCTTCTTTAATGAAAGCACCTTTAACAATCCACTCACTTACAATATCACCTACTGGACCTAAGATAGACAAGTTAAGATCTTTCTTATAGAAGTCAG